GAAAAATAAATAAGAAAAATAAATAAGAAAAATAAATAAGAAAAATAAATAAGAAAAATAAATAAGAAAAATAAATAAGAAAAATAAATAAGAAAAATAAATAAGAAAAATAAATAAGAAAAATAAATAAGAAAAATAAAAAAGAAAAATAAATAAGAAAAATAAATAAAACAAATAATTATATAAATATATATTAATTACACATGTTTGATAAAGATGAATATAAAAAAGTTATTAATGTCCCTCTCGCAGTTATTATCGCTTCTTTTATAATTATAATTATAACTACTGGTATGACTAATAAAAATGGTGTTTCAGCTTTAATAGGAGGATATACTGGTCTATTATTGGGTATTCTTTTTATAATTTTATTAAATATTCCTACTAACAATTGGATAAATTTTTTCCCATTTTTCTATATTTTATTTATTGTGGCATTATTACTATATTATTTATATGCTTATTTTGGTAAAATTTCTAGTGGAGAAATTTCTAATTATTATGGATCATTTTCAATATTATCTACTATATTTTTAGCCACACAAGTAATTATATTATTTTCATCTATGTTTAGTTCATCCAATAATGGTGATTTCTCTAATAATTTTTTATCTAATAAAACCTTTTCCATATTATCATTATTTGCTGTAATAAATTTCTTAATTGTTATAACATTAGGTATAGTATTACATTTTTATTCTACTCAAGGATAAATAATTTCATTTTTTATTTATTGCTATAATATTACATTATAAAGTTTGGCAAAATTGATTATAATGTAATAAATTTATAAGTTAAACCAAAATCATTCTCAGTTTCCCAAATTCCCGCAATTTTTAATAAAAATGTATTTTTTATTTTTTCTATATTATCAGAAAAAATTTTTATATTACCATTTTTAATTTGATCATATATTTTTAACTTGGAAACTTTTCCACGAATATTTACTTTTTTTAATATGCCTTCTTCAATTATTTTCAAATTATCAATATAATCCTTATATTTATTTATATCAAAAGTGCACCTATATTTATTATAATATTTATCAATGGATGTATAATTAATATTTATGTAAAGATAAATACCATTTAAAACAAAAAGAGGAGAAGAATAGATTATTCTAATAAAATTACCATCATTCATAATATTATTTTTTATCGGTTCACAAAAATAGACATGATCTTCATTATATTGTTCAATAGTTTTTATAATATTCATTTATATATATATATTCCTTTTTTATAATAGTATAATGTTTTTAATATATAATACAATTTGTTTATAATTTAAATAAAGAATATTTATTAAGATATAATAATAATGAAATTTCTTGAAACTCATTTTGAAGAATATATTAATTCAATTAATAAAATAAATCTACATCCTAAATTGGAAAAAATTTATTGTAAATTTCCAGACTCTATAAATAAACTCGGTAATATTATTTTTTATGGTCCAGGTGGAGTTGGTAAATATAGCCAGATGCTGTATTCTATAAAAAAATATAGTCCATCTGAATTAAAATATGAGAAAAAATTAATTATTACATACGATAAGAAACAATATTTTTTTAAAATAAGTGATATTCATTATGAAATTGATATGTCATTATTAGGTTGTAATTCAAAGTTATTATGGCATGAAATATATCAACAAATTATTGATATTTTATCAGCAAAAAATGACAAAACTGGAATTATTGTTTGTAAAGAGTTTCATAATATACATAGTGAGCTTTTAGAAAACTTTTACAGTTATATGCAGGATAATAATTCTTCAGCAATAAATATCAAATTTATTTTACTAACAGAAGAAGTTAGTTTTATTCCAGACGCAATATTAAATTGTTCACAAATAATAAACATTGCTAGACCAACAAAAGCTTCTTATACTAAATGTATTAATAAAAAATTACCAACTGATTTAAATAGTGAAGATATAATTAATATTAAATATTTATATGTAAATGTTAATGAATTAATGAATCCTTATAAAATTATGTGTGATAAAATACTAAAAGAAATGTTAGAAATAAATGACCTTAAATTTCTAAAATTCCGTGATTTATTATATGATATTTTTATTTATAATTTAGATATAACTGATTGTGTATGGTATATACTAACAAATTTAATTAAACTGAACAAAATTAAAATGAATGATTTCTCAAAAGTATTATTAAAAACATATGTATTTTTAAAATATTATAACAATAATTATAGACCAATATATCACTTGGAGAGTTATTTGTTTTATCTTACAAGTATTATTCATGGATATTTATAGCTATTTTTATATCAACTAACTAACAAAAAATGTAAAAACATCTATAATATAATAGTTATATTAATGTAACTATAATATAAAAGTTATATTAATAAATACATATAATGAATATCCAAATAGCATTAGATGAATTAGAGATATCACTAGATGAGATTGAACTAACAAAATTGGATCAAGATTATATAAAAAGAAAATATCATAAAATGGCATTAAAATGGCATCCAGATAAAAATAAAGATGAAAATGCTACAAATAAATTTAAAAAAATTAATGAAGCATATGAATATTTAATAAAAGAACTAAATATAATAAATGATTCAAATACTTCTCAGCCTTTTGTTAGTTCATTTGATTATAAAGACTCAAAAATTTACATAAATATTCTTACTACATTTATTTCTTCTATATTTCCAATTGGATCTTATAAAGACGATTTTTATAATGAAATAATTAACATTATAAAAGATATTGTTTTGAATTATGATATACTAACATTAACATATTTAAGAAAAATATTTGAAAAATTAAATAAACAAAAAGCAATTGATATTTACAATTTACTTTATAAATATAAAGATATTTTATATATAAAAGATGAAATATTAGATTTTGTTAGTTTGATTGTGAAAGAGAAGTATAAAAATGATAGAGTTTTTATATTGAAACCTTCCATCAAAGATTTATTAGATAATAATATTTATAAATTATTTGTAGATGATAAATTATATTTAGTTCCATTATGGCATAATGAATTATATTTTGATGACATACAAAAAGATTCAGAAATAATTGTGCTTTGTCAACCTGTTTTACCAGATGAACTAACAATAGATGAAAATAATAATATATTTATTATAAAAAAAATAAATTGTAATGAATTAATTGATTTAATTATGAAAGATAATAATAATTTTGTTAGTTTAGATGTGGGAGGAAAATGGTTTTCTATCCCAATTGAAAAATTACAAATGAAAAAGGAACAAATATATAGATTTAAAAGTCAAGGAATATCACAAATTATTGAAAAAGATATTTATAATGTTAGTTGTAAATCAGATATAATTGTAAAAATTATTCTTGTAAATTAAAATTATAAGTGTAATTTTTAAATTAGGGAAAAAAATGGTGTTTTAATACAATAATCATAAGCTTTATTAAATCCATATTTTGGATCTGTATTTAATTTAAATGATTTTATAATTTCTCTAATAATATATTTGCATGTATCACCGATTATTCCAGCATAACTTCCCCAGAATTTAGAATTTTCTGTTTCCGTAAATGGCTGATAACATAAACATTCATTATACATATATTTTGAATTAAAATAATTTTTTTGTAAATTTATATTAAATAAAGCATCCCAGTCTTCAATATCTTTCTGATTATATTCTAATATATATTTAATAAATTTATTTGTATAAATAATTGCGTGTGTTCCTAAACCTAAATAACATTTCCTTTGATTACCAATGGCTAGTGAAGTAATATACGGTAAAATTCCTAGGTAGTAAACAAATAATTCATCTTCTTTTGATTTTATAAAATGACAAATATCATTAGTAATTGATTTGTTTAATAATTTTTCATCACATATAAAATCATCTTCAAAAATTAAAATATTTTTATAATTATTATTGGAAGCATGTTTAAAACATGTTAAAAAAGCATCCACTAAATCTAAAGGTGGTTTATTAATATAATCTTCTTTTAAACCAGTTTTATATCCATTATTATGTAGAATATAAATTTTATTAGTTGTTTTAAATTTATTTATTTGTTCTAAAATATGTTCATATCTTCCATTACCTATTAAATGAATTATATATGTTACATTTATAATATCATTATCAAATAAAGATGTATTATTTTCTATTAATTCAAATTGATATGCTTTATCGTTTATTGAATACATATATAATTAATAATATTATAATATTTTAAAATTATTTTCTTAAACAAAACATATAATGTAAATCAAAACCTAATTTGGGATTTTTATCCATTTTTATTAATTTAAATGATTTATGTAATAATTGATAATAAAAAAAATGTAAAATATCTCCATTTGTTCCCCAAAATTTTGAATTTTCTGTATCAGTAAATGGTTGATAACATAAACATTTGTCATATATATATTTTTTATTATTTAAATAATTTGTGCTAAAAGAATCCCAATCATCTATTTTTTTAAAATCATATTGTAATGTTTTTTTAATAAATTCATTAGAATAAATAATAGCGTGTGTTCCTAATCCTTTATATAAAATCCTATGATTATTATCAGTAAAAGATGAAATATATGGTAAAACACCAATATGATAAATAAAATTTTCATTTAAATTTTCTTTTAATTTTATAAAATTACAAATATTATTAGTAATTGATTTATTTAATAATTTTTCATCACATATAAAATCATCTTCAAAAATTAAAATATTTTTATAATTATTATTGGAAGCATGTTTAAAACATGTTAAAAAAGCATCCACTAAATCTAAAGGAGGTTTATTAATATAATCTTCTTTTAAACCAGTTTTATAGCCATTATTATGTAGAATATAAATTTTGTTAGTTGTTTTAAATTTATGGATCTGTTCTGTAATATGTTCATATCTACCATTACCTTTTAAATGAATTATATATGTTACATTTATAATATCATTATCAAATATAGATGTATTATTTTCTATTAATTCAAATTGATATGCTTTATCATTTATTAAATACATATATAATTAATAATATTTTATTATTTTTAAATAAATGTAATTTTTATTAAAATTCAATAATAATACTTTTATCATCAATATAATAAATAGAATGTATTTTTGTAAAATATTTATTTAAACCAATATCTTTTATATTGGAAAAAATATCTAAAAAGTTTTTATTAAAAGTATGTGTATTCAATATTTTACTATTATTATTAAACTTCCAGAATAAAGATTGATAATCAATATCTTCGCAATAATTTGTAATATCAATTTCATTGTTTTTTGTATTGTTAGTAATTTGTATTCCCCATGAATTATAAGTATAAGCTTTTATATTATTGCCATGAATATAATTATTTAACATAAAACCTCCTAAACAATAACCTAGATATAATTTTTTATAATTCTTATATTTATAATTAATAATATTAATAGTTTTTTTTACTCTATCTGTATATTCATCTAATAAAATTTTACAATTAAATAAATCTACATTATCACAGTATTTTATAAAATCTTTATCAATTCCATCAAAATAAACAATTAACTTGTTAGTATTTTTATTATAGTAAACAAATATATATTTATTATTAAAAGATAAATCTATATCACATTCATATCCATTTTCTTTTAAAAATAATACATTATAAGCGTCTTCTCCACATTTAAATTTGCTATTCCATGTATTTAGTTTTTTAATTAATTTTATAAAATATATATTTAACCGAATATCCATTATATATATTAAATATATTATTTATATTAGAGCAACGCAGATTATAAATGCCGTTACTAAAACAATATAAAGAGTATTTTATTATGTATTATTAGAGTGGAGGAATTTGGCTTTTCTATGAAACTTTCCATTAAACAAATAAGGATAATTACTCTTTGAGGACAGCGAATGCTTTATCTTTTTATCAACCATAAATAGTTGTTTTTTTAAGGTAGTAGAAGAAATAACATTAGGTGGGAATTTGCTTATCTACCATACAAAGTAAGCAGATAGGAAACCCACTATATAGAATTTAGCTTGTAATGCGCTCGTATGATTTATGTTTCTAAAACGGCATTTACACCTTTGAAGATTTAAATCCGCACTGGGTGTAATGTTGAATTTCACAACTTGCTACACTTATCTCCTTTCGGGTATCGTGAGCATTTATGCGTTTCAAATATCGGTTCCTTCAATCTTG